CCCCCGCCCCTGAAGCGGTTGACCGATTTGCACACATAACGCGCGACCTGAGTCGTCGCGCTAAAGTGCAGAACGTGCACATGACCGCATCAAGCGCGAGCGTATGAATGCGCGTGCGCGTGCGTTTCGCGCGTGCGCGCGTAATAAAGGAGCGAAGCTGTGCCCTGTTATCATCCTCTGAAGCTCTATCGAGCGAAGGCAGGCCGGAACAAGGAAACCGGCCGATGGCCGCTAGTGAGTAACCCGCGCGATGGTCTTATAGACCAGGTTGTAGAGGTTCCTTGCGGTCGCTGTATTGGTTGCCGCCTGGAACGCTCAAGGCAATGGGCCGTGCGGTGTATGCATGAACTAAAATCGCATGACCACTCAGCGTTTTTAACGCTGACATATAAGGACCCGCCTCCGGGCGGCTCTTTAGTCCTGAAGGACCTTCAGGACTTCTTTAAGCGTCTTCGCAAAGCCATTCACCCTGTCAAGGTTCGCTACATGGCCTGCGGTGAGTATGGCGAGCAGTTAGGCCGCCCGCATTATCATGTCATTCTTTTCGGTTATGACTTTCCTGACAAAGTGCCTTTCAAGAAAACTGGTAGTGGTTGTCAAACTTATATATCTCTTCAGCTTGAGCATCTTTGGGGCCACGGCATGACAAACATAGGCGACGTGACTTTTGAATCTTGTGCTTATGTGGCTAGGTATGTGACTAAGAAAGTGACTGGCGACGCAGCCGAAGAGCATTACATTTCATTTGACCCCGAAACAGGCGAAATTTTTCACCGTAAGCCTGAATTCATCGTCATGTCTCGTAAGCCTGGTATTGGTTCAGCTTGGGTTGATAAGTATCAGGATGATGTTATTGCCCATAAAGGCCGTGTTCTCTCTAATGGCCATCTCGCGACTATGCCGCGTTACTATGAAAAACAGCTTGTTCGCACCCGCGAGGATGACGTTTTGACAATTAAGGCAAGACGTGTTAACGTTTCACGTGAAACAAAACTTGCTAAGCCTCTTGAGTTCGGCCCTGACCGAATGGCAGTTAAGGAAGAGTGTCAGCAGTTGCGTTTCAAGAAGTTGCCCCGACCTCTTGAGGTTATGCAACAATTTGGTAGTTATGTTGAATTAAAAAAGGATCTGAAAAAATGAAACTCTTTGCAGTTCGTGATAAGAAAGCGCAGTATTTCTTAAAGCCGTTTTTCGCTCGCAATGAAGGCGAAGCTTCTCGATCTTTCGTTGATGCCTGCCATGATACGCAGACGCCTTTGGCGCATCATCCCGAAGATTATGACCTTTATCTGATTGGCGGTTTTGATGACGAAATTGGCTCACTTAAGCCCGCCGATGAGCATCCTGATTCCCCGTGTCCTTGGATGCCTGTTTTAGTTGTTACTGGTCTCTCCACAATTCCGCCTGAAAAGGCGTGATCCTTTCCCCGCGCGGTCTCGATCTCCCCGCGCGGGGTTTTTATTATGGTGAATTTATGTGCCACTTCAGAACACCTTATTCCAAAGCCGTACGAGCACCCTCGCACGGCATTTTGTTTACTGAGCCATCTCAGACTGATCAGAGTTCGTTGGAAGAAACAACGATTGATTATTACCTGCGGCGTTATGCCGCAACCGGTATTGATCCCGCCGCAGGCCGCTTAGAAGCGGCTCAATTTGGCGATTTCAGCTCTATAGATGATTTCCGTTCTGCGCAAACAAAGGTAGCCGCTGTTAAGAGCGGTTTTGAGTCTTTGACTGCTCAGGAACGTGCTCAATTCGACAATAATTTTTCGAATTATGTTGAATTTATTTTGAACCCCGAGAATGCAAAAGCCGCTGAGGAAATGGGCTTTTTGCACGCTCCTATTGTTGAGGAAATGAAAAATGGTCAGGAAAAGCAGAAGACTGAAACGAATCCTACGGAAGCTGTCGAGCCGTCGCCCTCTGACGGCGAAAAGGCGTCAGCGTAGTCGTTTCAAATAGTCTCGGCACATCGTCCCTGCTTGTTGTAAATGTGCCGAGTGACACCAAGAGAAATTTCACCGATAGGATTAAACAATGTCTAAACATACCGTAGCCCGCCAGGGCGCTTCCTTTAATCGTTTCTCAGCGATTCCCCGCGCTCAGATTCAGCGTAGTGTTTTTAACCGTTCGCACGATTACAAAACCACTTTCGATTCCGGTTACCTCGTCCCTTTCTACGTTGATGAGGTCTTGCCTGGCGATTCGTTTAAGCTCAATTGCTCCCTCTTTTGCCGTTTGGCTACGCCGATTGTTCCGTTTATGGACAATCTCTACCTTGAAACCTTTTTTTTCTTCGTTCCTAATCGCCTTGTTTGGAAGCATTGGGAAAACTTCATGGGTCAGCAGGACAACCCTAATGACTCCACTGACTATCTGATCCCTCAGACTGTTGCAGGTGACACTGGTTTTGCCGTTGGCTCTGTTGCTGATTATTTTGGCATTCCGACGAGCGTTAAAGGCCTCTCAGTTTCTTCGCTTCCGTTCCGCGCATACCAGCTTATTTTTAATGAGTGGTTCCGTGATGAGAATTTGCAGGAACGCGTCGGCGCTTGGGCTTCTACCGCAACTTATAAGGATGACCCTGTTGGCGATTGGAATGACACAAATTCCACTGGTTCGACTCTTCTGCGTCGTAATAAGTACCATGACTATTTCACCTCTGCTCTGCCGTGGCCGCAGAAAGGTGATGCCGTCGATGTTAATTTCGGTGTCGGCGGTGCTGTTGCTTGGGGTTCTGATTCTTTTGGCCTTTCTGGTTCTACTGTTTCGAATACAGATCAGCGTGTGAGAGTCACTGTTTCTAATCCAAATAAACGCGCTTTCATTGCTCCTAATTTGATTTTCCGTTATGAAGGTTATAATGAACGCGTCCATGCTGAGGCACCTCTTTCTGATTCTCCGTTAACTGGTCATTCTGGTGATGCTGTTTTTACTTCAGCTAATGTACAGTCTGCAACCGGTAATGTTTCTGTTACTCCTTCTTCTATTGATCTTCCCTATCTCCAGTTCGTCGGTCAGCAAGGCGCAGGCTTGACGATTAATGACCTTCGTCAAGCTTTTCAGGTTCAAAAGCTTCTCGAACGTGATGCTCGAGGCGGTACCCGTTATACAGAAATTCTTCGTTCACATTTTGGCGTTGTTTCGCCTGATGCTCGTTTACAGCGTCCGGAATACCTTGGCGGTTCCAGTACCCGAATCCTGATGAATTCAGTTGCTCAGACTGCCGCAACGAATGATGTGACGCCGCAGGCTAACTTGTCTGCTTTTGGCCTTTTTGGCGATTCGTTTCATGGCTTCTCTAAGTCGTTTGTAGAACATGGCTACATCATCGGTCTTGTTAACGTCCGTGCCGATCTTTCGTATCAGCAGGGTGTTAACCGTATGTGGTCGCGTAAATCGCGCCTTGATTTCTATTTTCCTGTGCTCGCTCATCTTGGCGAGCAGGCCATTCTGAATAAGGAAATTTATGCTCAGGGCACTGCTGCGGACGATCAGGTTTTTGGTTATCAAGAACGCTTTGCGGAATATCGTTACTCGCCTTCTGTCATTACTGGCAAAATGAGAAGCACTGACCCGCAGACGCTTGATATTTGGCATCTTGCGCAGAAGTTTGACTCCCTTCCTACGTTGTCCAGTCAGTTCATTCAGGACAATCCGCCTGTGAGCCGTGTTGTGGCCGTTCAGTCCGAACCGCAGTTCATCTTAGATGCGTGGTTTGATTTGAAGTGTATTCGCCCGATGCCGGTTTACTCTGTGCCTGGCCTTGTCGATCATTTCTAAGGTGACTTAAATGTCTTTCGGTGCTATCTTTGGTCAGATTGCTGGCCAAGTTGCGAATAAGGCGACTGATTTTCTGTTTAGTAATTACCAGGCTAATAAAGCGTGGAGTCGTCAGAAACAGGCGGCCCAGTCCGCACATCAATGGGAAGTTGCCGACCTTCGCGCCGCCGGTTTGAATCCGATATTGTCGGCTACTGGCGGCAATGGCGCTAACTTGCCTTCTGTTGCTGTTGCTCAGAATGCTAGTTCTGAGGCACCTAATATTCTTGGCATGATGGCCACGGCTCAAGGTATTCGTAATCAGATGCAACAGGAAAAAGTTCTTAAGGCTCAGCAGAACCTTTTGGACTATCAAGCCTACCGGGAGCAGAATGCCTCTATTCTTCTGCGTGCTCAGGCTGATCGCGTTAATATTGAAAACTATATCCCTAAGCTTTTTAATGCTCGCGTTATGGATGATCCTAACGTGCGTCGTGATATGGTTAATATGTATCAAACTCAGCTCTATAAGAATGCTTTAGGTCCTGCTGGTTCGTTGCTTGGCGCTGTCCAGCAGGCTTTATTTCCCCTTTTAGGAGGTCGTTAATATGGGTAGCCTTACTATTTTGCATTGGCTTTCTGTTATTGGAATTTTTGTTCTTGGTGTCTATCTTTTTTGAATAGGTGTAATTATGGCACATATAAAAGTTGAATTTACGCAGTTGCAAGAAGCTGAGAAAAATTTTTCTGATATTTCGAGGAAAATCTTGCAAGCAAATAAAGATTTTCAAACATCTTTGCGAAGAATTGATTGGAAAGTTAAATCTAAGGGGAATATAGACAGTAGGGCACGTAAGCTTAGTAAAAGATTAGAGGGATGTCGAGCTGTTTTACTTTTGGAGGACACTATTACATCGGTGCA